AAGTTTATGAACATGGGAGATGGGGACAGGTAGAATTAGGAAACCAGTTTTTACACCAATTTAGAGAAACTATCCATGTTTCCAATGTTGAACGTATAGAGGGACTTCCACTACATTACACGCAGGATTTTAACGTAGATCCTTACATGAGTGGTTTAGTAATGCAGATGAATTATGTTAGTGACGGCTTTTGGAATGGCTTTACTGAATACATCGAACTAAATGTTATAGATGAACTTGCTTTAAAACATCCATTAAATACGGCTCAGGATTGTGGGGAAGAATTAAGTAGGAGGTATGATTTGACAACGGGGTTATTTTTGTATGGCGATGCAAGCGGTAATAACAGAACAGGTTTAAAAGATACAAAAACCTTATTCGAAGACTTCCTAAAAGGCTTAGTAGTTCAACCAAAACTAAGAATACCAACTCAAAACCCTAGATACAAAAATATAGCTCCTAAGAGCTTAGGCCGTGTGTCATTTATGAATTTAGCTTTTAGTGGGAAAATACCTCTAAGAATTAGAATAAATGCCCGCTGCGAGAATTTTATAAACGATTGTAAGTATTGTGTTCAGAATGCAAACGGGCAAATGGATAAAAAAATAAGAGACGGCCACCATTTAGACGGTTTTACATACTTTATCTGCCACCCTAAGTCATTAGGACACATGGCTAAAATAAAATAAAATGAACGCTGAAAGAGATTGGCATTACAGATATGGCCCTAAAAATGGAATTGAAGTTGAAAAATTGGAAAAGAAGCCAAAAAACAAAGAGCAGCAAAGCTATCTAATATGTCTGCATTACCATTAAATCCAGATAATGAACGAACTACTTAAAAGAGCTATACAAGGCTATAGATTCAACTACTACGAAGAAGCCATCCAAACGGCTGTATTCTCTAGACAAATAACTCTAGGAGAGGCTTACGGTGCTTTAATTTACGATTATAGAAAGAAAGAAACCGAAGCGCAAAAAGTCCAGCGTGTCGAGATTAGCCAAATAAGAACAAAGGCCCCTGCTCATAAGGTCAAAGGCTATTTTAAACAGATATTCAGACATGATAAACTTAAGTTTGACATTGATCTTCCGAAGGTAGAAGATAGCGACGAGATGACCGATACGGCTATGTTTTTGCAATCTCAGATAGATAGTTATGGAGATGATGGAGAGCCTTTAATTAACTATTGTGAAAATACGGCACTAGATTATAATATCTTAGACCCTAATTGCTTGTATTGGGTACGTTATACAGTAGACGAAATGGGCAACGAAATGTTTAGCCCTGTTATATTTGATTCTGATAGCGTTTTAGACCGTAAGATTAAAAAGGGCTTAGTCGTTTATGCTGTTACCATGCTATCTAATAGCGTTTATTACTCCAATAACGATCAGAATAACCCAAAGTCAGGCGAAAAAGATATTCATTGGTACTATTATTTTGATAAGGATGTAATACAAACAGCTATAGCCTACGACAAAGATATTGCTGAACATACCGATTATTACAGCCAGTTTGCAGATGAACAAGGGAACGTAAATACTGTCGATGTACTAACGGCTAGCGGTGTAATGAGTTTTATTTTGATTGAAGATGAAAACCCCGCAAATGAAACAATGGTTTCAAGGATAGGCTATAAAAAAGATCTAACCGCCAAAAGCAAAATCTATGTAACTATCTTAGACGATGCAAGCGAGGAATTTAGATGCCTTGTTTATGATGGTACGGCTTTCGATGTTTCTAGGCAGCTACACCTATTCCCTAAAGAGATCGTTTATTATATGCCTTGCGAATATCGAGACGATAACGGGGCCGACTATTGCGACGGGGGACACATGCACTATAAGGGAACTGTATGCCCATCCTGCAAAGGTAGTGGGGAGGTTATTCATCTAAGCGGTCAAGATGTAATTAAGATAAAACTACCAACACACGACGACCCTCAACCGATAGCCCCTAAAGACTTTGCTCATTATGTACAAATGCCTTTTGATATTATTGAGAAGCAAGACGAGCTAGTGAAACGTGCCACGCCTCAAATTATAGCTACTATCTTTGGAGCTGATATGGAGAACATGCCGCAAGAAAATGGCTTTATGACAGCAACGCAAGTTATCAAGTCAGCAGATACTACACAGAATGTTTTATATGAGTTTACACAGGCACCTAAGAAAATGGTAAAGTTTACCGTTAAGATGATGGAGCAAGTAAAAGATATATCTATCCCTGTACATTTAGAATATCCTAACCACTACAATCTAGAAAGTGAAACCGAACTACTAGAACGTTTGAAGCTATCTAAGGATGCAGGGGCAGACCCATCTATCACAAGGAACATAGAAGATAAGATCTTAATCAAGCAGAATAGAGTCAATAGTAATAAGGCAACAGTTACGAACTTAATGCGTAGTTTTAAACCTTTTGGCAATGTAGAAAAAGAAGTTAGAGTACCTTATTTGCTTGGATTGCCTGAGAATTCACTTATTAAGGCACTATCATTGAACTTTGATTCTATTACACAAGACATCATTAATAATCAACCTGAGTTCATTTTAAAAAGCTATGACGAGCAAAAGGAAGCAGTTTTAAACCTAGCCAGACAATACAGGGACCAAGCTACACAAGAAAATAGCATTGATAATATTAGGGCTATGCGTTCAGATTTAGAAGCCCTTGAAGGAGATTTAGACGAGGAAGAAAACGAAGATGATTAGTAAACATGGCTAAACCACCAAGAACAACAGATTTAAGGGCGAAGAATGCCAAAAGAAGCAGCCTAATAACTAGGTCCGAGAAAGGATTAATTAAGCAGTCGGGATCTTTACAGCGCAATCTAAACGCATTCCTATTAAATGAGTTTTTGCCTAGTCTAGCCATTGACGAGAATACCAATACGATAAGGAATACAACGGCCAATTTAAAGAAGGTTAATAATTCCGCTAAATTGAAAAAGTTCATTAGAGATAAAGTAAATCCAGTATTGCAAAAATACTATTTAACTCAATTCTCTAAGATTGAAAATAGGACAGTTAGTTACTTTAATGAGTTCGACCCTACCGACGCAACAAAAAAGCGGTTAATTAATCGTGCTAATACTGTTGCTGATGGCTTTATAGACGACTTATTTAGTAACAATCAGGTTGTAAAAGATATTCAAGACACGTTTAGGAAAGCCGTAACGGCTGGTATGTCGGTATCTGAGCTACAAAACACCATAACCGACCAAGTAAAGGGTAGAAATGACCAAATGGGCATTATTGAGAACTTTCAATACAATAACGGTTACAATGAGTTTCAAAAACAAGCAAGGGGGTTGGATGAAGATTTTAGTCAAGCACTTAATTTAAACTATGCTTTGTACGCAGGAACCGAGATTAAAACTACTAGGAAGTTTTGTTTGTCCAGAATTGGCAAGGTGTACAACAGAGAGACTATTTTAAGCTGGCAAGACCTAAATTGGCAAGGCAAAGAAAAGAACCACCAAATATTGATAGACTTAGGCGGGTACAATTGTAGGCACGATTTAGATTGGATGACGTTTGAACTTGCTAAGAGACTGAATCCTAATATAGAAAAAAGTAAATTTGATAAAAAGTGATCGTAATAAAAACGGCCTATTTAGCAGTTAAACTATTGGTAGTATTATTTCTTATACCTGTTTGGTGCTTCTTATGGTTGGCAACTGGCGAAAGTTTATTTAGTAAGTTTTTTACCACTACTTTAGACGAAATTGATAATTTATAATGTCAATATATAAGTATTACATACAAAACAAAGAGTTTGAACCGATTAATACGGGAGAATTCACATTTACTATAGAGCTACAGCGAGATAGTGGAAGCTATCAGTATGTGCGTAATATTGACGGTAAGGTTAGATTCCAGAACCAAGCGTATACATTTATCCGATTGCATGGAGATTGTCAAAAACTTACATTTAGAGTTGATGAAATATGCGAGAAAGGAATTTTTACTATCTATAACGGATTCTTTACTAAAAGAGATTGCGAGGACGACGAAGATTATAAAACGATTGAGTTTACACCTACGCAAGAT